TGATTTATCAGCCATTTTCCCGACCTGCCAAACAGGTTTCGTGTCCGCTCATCAGGGGTGGCACTAGGACATATTCGAAAATTTGGAGAAGATATTACCAAGTGCACTCTTAGATTTTTCTTTTGTGTACTTGTTAATAGCTTCTTCTAGGTCAACTTTTTCTTGACCGGAGACAAAATACTGTTTACCATACAACAGTATTAAAGGGAGTTCCTCCCTTATCAATTCCAAAATGTCTCTGTTCCTGCTTGGGTCCAACATAGAAAAGTAATTGCCTATGTTTGCAGGCGATTCACCTGTGTTGGTCACCAGATCCATTATTTCAGCTCTTTCTTTTATGACAGGTGCCAATTGGGTCCTGTACTGAGAAAGCTGCTCAGTGATACCTGCCAGCATTTTGGACTGCAATGGTTCTTCCTTGTCCTCTATGCCGAACGCATGGATCATGGCTTTCTTGCAATATTTATCCAAATAAACCATAGGCACACCAGTCGAAAGTAGTTCCACAAAACTACTCTCTGATGAAAGTGTGTTGGAGGAAAAATCCAATCCTGAATTGGGATACCTAAACACATGACATGTGCCGTGATTGGTCCGGCCTGTTCGGCCAGACCGTTGCAAGAGGGCAGCATCACTCAATTTAAAGAACCTTCTAGAAGATTCAGTAAGAGAATGGGACAAAGTGAAACCGATATCAGGTGTAATCACAGTGTCAACATTAGGAAGGGTGACACCAACATCTGCAACAGATGTGGCCAAAATAACCTGTGCATCTGCAAGGTCACCCAGATCTGATGAGGCACTCAAAATGACACATTTTCGTGAAATGTTACCACTCATCGACAAAGCCTCACCAACACTGGTCACAAAGACTAATGACACAGAAGACAAAGGCAAAGAATGGACAAGAGAAATAGCTTGGTCCCTAAAATTGTCTAAGCATTGTCTGGACCCTCTGGCTTCCATGTTATCATGGTTCACCCGGAAAACACGCCATATTTTTGCTGTGTTAAGTTCAATGATTGGCAATGTCATCAAATTATTGGGTGGCGTGGCGGACGCAAAAATTGTTTTGACTCTCAATTTGATGAGTTCGATCTTGATCAGTGCATAAGCCGGCTCTGAAATGTGACATTCATCCACAATGACAAGAAAATTCTTTTTGTGCCAAGAAGGGTGTAATAACCATTCTTGGGCGGTCATATACCAAATTTTCTTGGATTCATCAAGGACCATGCCACTTGTCAAGCCACTAGCTGAAAGATTCATTACACTGGTGACATAAGGCACCACAGTTTTCACTATGGCACTACGAGGTTCTATCACAATGATCTTGTCATATCGAGATCCCTCTCTGAGGGCCAGGTATCTGACAAAGGCAGTTGTTTTGCCAGTGCCCGTTGGCGCCGACAGGACAAAATTTGAGCCCTTCTCCCAAAGTGAATCCAGGAAAACACCAACATCATTGTAATTTGGTGGGAGTGATGTCCAAAACTTGGCATACACACTATACATGAGTCGGTCTAACCACATTGAAAAATTCGGCAACCAAATTGCTGATATCCATTCAAACAAAGGTGGCAAACTGATGAAACCCAAAAGTCCCACCACAAACACATCCAAAAAGGCAGTGTAACCGACTCGGGCCTCCATGTGGACCTTGCCATTAATCATGAAGGATAGTGCCGAAACTTTCTTCGAAAGAGTCGATACAAGGGAATATGACCTATTAGGCCGTATCTTTTCAACATACCACATGTACATCCAATGTCTTACAAGCAAAGAAGAAAAATTTGGGCTTCCTGACATTTGAACATAAATGGAGGGGTCAAGAAAACCATAACATGTTTTGGCCAACATCATTTGAAGATCAGCTGGCCCCACAGCACCATTCTGAAGAGCCATCAAGTCCATTGGCCAGGAAGTGACTCTTGCCATTTGACTTTGCAAGGCTCTAACATGACCAAAATTGAATAGTGTGGGGTTAACCATGTCAGGAATGAGAGCAAAACCTCCCATCAAACTATCCCACAACGACACAGTGCCATAAGATATGATGTTGTTATCGGGTTTTAGCTCATCAAAATCATCATCAATGTCATTGACAACAAACCTAGCATCGGGTTTATACCAATCACGGAGTACCTTCTCATAGGAAGGTACCGGCATTTTCATGCTGCTAGCTGCCCTTTTCAAAGACCCAGTATTCTTCATAATCTTGGACAACTGTTGGTAGATATCAGGGTGGTGGGCAGTCAAAGACAAATAACTTAATAATCGCTTGTAACGATACACCGGGTCCATGGTCTTAACGGAAGCTGTGACTTTGCCAAGCAGTCGTTCCCGATCATGTGACACAGCAAATGTTGGAGTGACTTCTTTAAGCCCTGCTGTCTTGAAGTCCTTGAGATCTCTGGCATTGGGGAACCTCACTTTCTTGCTGAGGAACGGAATGTTACTCAATTTACCTGAAGCTTCAAGCAGCATAGTCACATTAAACCCAGCCATGACATGTTGAATGTTGCCAAAAGTCCACGAAGCAGGCTTGGTGGCCAAATATGACAGCACATGGTCATCTCCATAACAAGACAGCTCATTGTAATGCTTGAACTCTTTGGCAGAAAGCCCAGTGAGCTGCTTCCAGGCCATCAAATACAAAACCACAGTAGCAATGGAATTGTCCATGGACGTGGAAGTATGACCAGTGGTTAAGCCAGTTCCATCATTATACACATCTCCAGTGGATGTGGTGTTCAGTAATTGCTTGGACACCTGGTCATAGTTCACATCAATTAACGCGGCTATCCTGTCCCGATCTTTGTGGTCTTCAAACCCTTTCTTCCGAATGGCCTTGATCATGTCCAGGACACCACCTGTCAAAGTGGAATCAAATTCTTTCATGTCTCCTGCAAAATGGTGTTGGCATCTGTTGTGTGCCTCATATGTTCTATTCATCCAATACCCATTTAAAGGCATTCCCACCTTAATAGGGGTTTCACGCCATTTGAAATTGTGATTAGGCTGATAGTTCCATATGGTTGACATGATATAATTGCCAATGGGCACACCAATGACAGTGCGCACCTTGTCAAACATCCATTTCCTGGGTGGCAAAGCTTCACCTTTCACTGAAACATGAGCAACAGGGGTCATAAGTGGAGCCTTCTCAAAAGTGGACCTCCACAATTCCTTAAAGGCCTTAAAGCCTATTGAATTGATAAAGTCCTTCCTTGAATGCTTCTTCCAAGGTCGTGTTGGGTCACGCATGAAGCTTCCCAAAGCATGTTTCTTTTCCCACATTCTAATGATGTAGTTAAACGGTGTTAGCCTAGAGTGACGAAAGATGTCACCCAATAGGAACCATGCATCATCCAACTCAAGGTCAGGGAAATCAAAGGAAGGAGATTTAAAATAACGGGATAATGACTCAAGTTCATTTCCTTCAGTCACATACTCTTCTGACCTTCGAAATTCCACTGCCTTGACACGCAATGGGTCTAGCAGGTGGTCAACCTGCATTTTCCTGGAATGGATGCCTTGTTGCCAGTTGGTCCCAGTGACCACCCATGAAAAGTAATCACTTCTTTCTGCAAAGTGAGAAGGGTTTTGCAGTTCAACATTGATAGGCCAACCAAGGTCTTTCATCATTTCGAGGGTGTCTTCCATAGTGCCTTTGTTATAACTGCCCACACTACCACGAAGGTATGAGGGCAAACCGATGTCTGAGATGACAATGGACAAACGAGCCATAAAACCAGAAAAAGCACCAATCACATTCCCTGTGCCATGGGCGGGTGCAAACCCCTCCCTTCTGGCCCATTTGCGACTCACAAATTCACCTTCAACCAATACATTGGCAAACCAGGTCATCCAGTAAGTGGCAGTCCATTTAATGTACAACCACAATAACGGATTGAAAAGTTGAGCAACAAAGTCAAGCAGTTTGTAAAGCAAACCGGACAGAAACCAAAACTGTGTTGGGGAGGAAACCAAAACTAGCCAAACGCTAGCAATGTAAAACCTCCACAGCACAAACAAGTTCAAGATTCCAACTTTGACCTGGTTGACCAGCCTCAATAAAACCCACAAAATGGCCAAATGCCACACCAATGGGCTATATTGAACTGCTTTATCAACAGACAATACAAATCTCGACCAAAGTACTGAAGACACAACATACAAATTCAATTGGTGATCTTCCACTATCTTTTTATCCTTAACCACGTTCAACAGGGGGTTGCCTGAATCCCTGGAATTGGACAACAGCAGTGTGGTGACAAAATACCTGGTTCCCACTATCCTGCCAAAACTGAATTCTCG